AATGCGAGCTTCCGAGGAATTGGCCTGATCGAGTTTCAGTTTTTGAGTAGTAGAAGAAAGGAAAACACGTTTGCAAGTAGTATATGTAGTCAAGAAATCTTTAGCTTGTTCTGGAGTCAATACAAATACGCAGAAACCTCTTTTGTCTGCGTTTTCAGAGTTTTTCTGAATCCAACGAGCTTTAGCAAAAAGGTGTCTTTCGTTGTCCGCTACAAGAATACAGTAATTACTATTAGAATAGAATGAAGCAGGGGTAATTCCTTTTTTATCAGCTTTATGAGCTGATCGAAAATTATTGTTACGATTGACCCAATAAATAGTTTCAACGCTATGAGTAAAGTTTGGGCGAACTTCGATCTTGTCGCCATTAGCAGCGTTAAACGTCATCGGCATATCAGATGCGATGCTCTGCAATACATAGTTGTCGCTGATGCTATTAACTTTAGACATAAACTTTTCTACGTCGTTAATATCATCGAGAGACTTTTGGAAAACCGCTTTGATCTCAGCCTCAAAGTTAGAGAAGAACGAAACGATATTCTTTTTAGTGTGCTCGTTGTATTCTAAACTTTCTCTGGAGTGATGAAGCGAAAGCGAACCAACAGGGAAAAAGAAGACAAAGGATGCGGCAGCGTAAGAATTTCTGAGAGAGTTATAGATTGGGAAGACCTTGAGCTTATCAGAGAGAATCTCAAGATTGAGTGGATAAGAGATGCCGCCCATAACAACCAACGGCCCATCTTGGCGACGATGATAATAACCGCTTTTGTTTTGCATTTCCAACACGCCCCAAGTATGATTCTTCATCAACCATTCGTAACGGAGTTGTTCTTTGTCGATGCCAGAGGCAACGAAAGGAGCGGACGAAAACTTTAATACTTTGTAAGCAGCTTCCGCAAACTTGGCAACGTCATCAGCTTTGACTGCGACGGAAATCTCGACTCCGTTTGGCTCAGTGGTAGATTCTTCCGCGAGCTTAGTAAAGCGAGTGTCGCCACCTTCGTCAACATAGACGGAGATAATGATCTTTTCGCCATCTTTGCAGGAAACAACGGTGAATGAGTCGGTATAAGACAAAGGAGAGAATCGACCAATACCGAAACCGCCGATAGCGGAGTTGTCGCCACGTTTGGAGGAGCGACCATACTTGGTGTAAAGACCAAACAACTCTTGTTCAGAGAGTCCAGTACCAAAATCACGCACAGAATAAGTGGGAGCGAGAACGGTTGGGAAACTGATCTTGATTGGCGTGCTGCTTTTAGCGGCAGCATTAGCGTCAACAGCGTTAGCCCAAGTTTCGCGCACAGTGGCGAGAATGGTATCGGAGTAATTGTTACGAAGGAGAGACGAAATGTAGCGCATTTCGCTCGCATCAATGGTAGCGATTTCAGATTTGAAATCGTGTGACTCAACAACGTTTTTCTGGATGGATTTAACAATCATGTTAGCAATTTGGTTAGTAATTTAATCTGCAACCACTCTACCACACTTTTCTTATCCGTCAAGTGGTTTTGATAACTTTTTTTAAGTTTTTTTGAGAAAGTTCCAAAGCCTTGTTTTCCAGCCACTTAACGTGCGAAGAATTTTCGCAGAAAACAGAAAGCACCGAATTTTTATCAGAAGTGTAGCTCGAAATCACGAACTCAACGTGAAATTTGAACTGCTTCAAAAACTGATCTGAAACTTGCTCGTAAATCCCATAGACTTCCGAGAGGTTTTTAGAGGAGAAAATTTGGTGTTTGGTGCTCATTTTTATTTAATTTTTAATCCGAATTTTGGGTCGTTCGCTTGCTGAATCATAGTAACGTAATCAATGAATTTTTCTAAGTGAATCCACACTTTTCCATGCTGTTCAATCTCTTTGTCGCTGTAACCTTGTGAGATCATATTCTCCATTTGGTTTTTATTCAGCACCAAAAACTCCACTGTGTTCTTCCTGTAATTTGGACAGATGATCGAGTAAAGATGCTCGGTCTGAACTTCTACGCCAACGTATTTTTTTTCGCTGGCAGAATCTGCCAGAGGCATTGGTTCAGTTCTGAATCCGATTCTCATTTTAAAAAGAAAATCAGTTGTTCTCTTTGCTACTAGGTCTATTTCTGTTTGTAGGTTCATAAGTGATACTCTAAATTTAAAAGTTTGAAAATAGCTTTGTCTTTACCCTTGAGTTCCACATCGAAGAAAACGTCTTTGCCGTAAGCGTTGGGCTTGCCAATCGGCATATCAGCGTGCTTGCGCGTGTCATTGACGCCCTCGGAAAAGTGGAACAAAGGAGCGGTGTTCCAAGTAGAGTAAGCGAGATTGAAGTCTTCTTCATCAGTAGTGCCAGAGTTGCAGAATTGACGATGCAGAGAGTCGTAGGTCACAGGGATTCCGCTAGTGAGGAAAAAATGTTTGTGCAAGTTGGCGACGTTCCATGAGCCACCAACGTTGTCGTTGACCTCGACGACTAGACGCGACTTTACGTTGTGAGGTAGAGTGCGGTAATTGGCGAGAAATCGTTTGGAGATTTCTTCGCAATCGCCATCTTGACGGCAATGAATGTTGAGCGGCGAGCGATAGTCTTGAGGCAAGTCAAGCAAATCAAATAGCTCGGCGTGAGAAATTAAATCGCGCACACTGTTGCTGATTGTGTCGGCATTTTGATTGGTGAGCGTGATGTATTCAGAAGGATGAGCTGAAATTCTGACGCCACTAGTTTTGATTTCGTTGGCGATTCTACGCAGAGCGTCACGCATATCAGGCCAATCAGGTAAGTCTTGCAGACGAAGATTAACGTCAGGATGATTGATAACAGGAGTCAAACTAGAGGACAAACGGTAGCCAGCAATGCCGTAGCTGTGGCAATGCTTGATGATTTGATGCGTGATGAAAAAATTATGGAGGATGCGCTTGCTGAGAACGCGAATAGCTTCGTCACGATTCAAGGAGAGGAATCGAGTGAGAGTCATAGTCTCAAACTTGAAGCCTTTGTGCTCGGCAAGGATTTCGGATATGCAACAGAGAGATAGTTTCATGCAAGGAAGCTAGATCATAAACCGTCTAGCTTGTCAATGGTTTTACTGGTCAAGATTGAACTTTTGTAGCTTACCGATCTGCAAATTCAAACAGTCCGCTGGATAGTAATAGAGCTTGTGAGCAGGAGAAGATTCGTCCAGCTCTCCTTTTTTGCAGTTCAAAGATTGATTTAAAAATGATTTTTTATTCATGTAACCAAGAATCCAGCCTTTTGAATAGTCTTTGAGAATACTGGTGAATAAATAGTAATCGCAGTTCTGTAAGGTGTTGAACTGATAAACTGTGCAGTTGTAAGAAGGTTTTGGTCTAACTGTGCGTTCTTTGGCTTTGATTTCAAAACGTTTTCCTTTGTTTGATTTCCAGTCAGAGTTGTAATCTTCGTGAGAGATGATCTCGCCGCCGAGAGCTTCCTGAACCATTAAGTCAGAGATCATGGCGATTTTCCAGCCATCGCCGTCTCGGATGGAGTTTTTTAATTTCGGCTTATCTTCCGCCAATTCTAATGCGGTTGCGACGAGCTGCGGGTGTAGGTCTATTTCTATCATTTATTTGTCCTAAAAGTGTTCGTGTTTGATTTTATTTGGCCGCAAAACGTTCATGTTTGGTTCTAATGTATATCTTATTTGCGATTTTTTGATTCGTGTTTGAAACTGGAGCGACAGGTGGGGGTCGAACCCACGACAGCTTGTTTGGAAAACAAGGACTCTACCACTGAGCTACTATCGCTAAAATTGAATCCCCTACCATGCGCCTAGTAACCTTACGGTTAACACGGATAGAACCCGACATTCAATGCAGGTAGGGAAATTGCACACAGCCATTATTGTCATTGATGCTACTCAAGAGGACTACTGTGTATGTTAAAATAGAGCATCCATCCATAGCGTCCTATGGAATCACCTGTTAGTTCAGGCTGAATACGTTTCGTAGCGTTATGAGAGGCATTAATAGTCAGGGACTACTAAGAATTATGCGTCAATAACACTATGCTCGATAGAGGCATTTCGGATGAAGTTGGTTCCCCCTGCTGTATAAGTCCACCGAGAATTCTCAGTAGTTTAATGCACTTATACACGCTATATTTATTATAGCGGCTGCAACACGCAGAAAGGAAGATGTGAAAGAACAAAAGAGAACCTACTTATTTTACATTAGATGTCAAGTGTTTCTAATCACTTTTTTAAAATTGTTTTAGCCATTCATAATGCTTAATCTTAGCGGCGTCAATAGCTGGACGAATACCTTTTGCGCCGTTACTAAACTCAACCCATTCATAGCATCCACGATTCTCTTTCTCTACTTCAATTCCAATTTGAAATGGAAGATTAAAGTATGTTTCGTCAGTGTCATCAGGATGATCTTTAAGGATAGCATAAGATACGCAGCTGATGCTTGCGCCTCCAATTTGAAGAAACATCTCTAACCAATTTAGGCGACTTTCTGCTTTATCTAAATTTTCAAAAGCTTGCTTGAGTTGCTTTTCAAGCATAATAATTTTTTCTTGGTTGTTCATAAAGATTAATTTAATTATACCATTTTATTCCGTTACGATTAATTCTAACTACGCTATCATCTTTTGCGACTAATAGCAATGCTTTTCCATCGTTAACATCAGTTAAATCGCATGAACGAAAATCCTTAATAACATCAGCCGAAAGTATTTCTGGCCCAAACATACCAATGCGACCAACAAGCATATATTTTTTGCCATCTTTGCAGTGTTGTTTAGGTTTCATAATCCAACATATCCTTGTTCGTCTATTATTGCCATAACGATCTTCTCTGCGTTCTCTTGCATAGAAGGATAACAAAGAGTATTAAATGATTCACCGTGTTTAGCGATAAACTTATCCCAGTCTTTCTTTTGTTCATGCGTAAGAGCAATTTTGGCAGGACGAGCCTCTGATGCTTTACGGATAATGCCAACGAGCTTATCTTCGATAAGAAGAGCAGCAGCAGTAAGCCGCGATTTGTCTGGATAGATTTGCTGACGGATAGAAGTGCATCCATCTTTAACATGAACAAGCCAAAAGCCATCCCTAAGACCTTCGTAGGCATAGGGATCGTTCATAGGAACATACTTCTTACCTACCTTACGGTAAAGGCGTTTATCTTCTTTAACAGCAGCTTGCGCGGTTACTGTATCAGTATTAAACTTGTAGTTAAGTTGATTGCGAAGAACTATACACTCATTCTTGTAGTATTCTAATTCTTTATTCTTTTTCATAGTTTTTTATAATAATGCAGCGGCGCGAAATGTTAATGGTTTGCCTTTTTTAATTTCAAACGAAAATGGTTCTACAGGTCGATAATTATCGAAATGTTCAATGAATTTCCGCGCTTTTTTGGGTAATTTGTATCTATTCCGTTTATCATCAGGAAGATAAACTATATAACTTGAGGCAACGCAGCAATCAAGTTCGTTATTATTTTTAACGGCACGCCTGAAAGCATGAGCGATAGGACAGTAATAATAACTTGATCGAACGCCTTTGTCAATATCTTTTTGTGTAACTTTAATTTTCATTTTAAATCTTTTTTAATTTCAAAAGTGAATGGCTCAACCCGTTTCCCATTATCAAATCGTTTAATAAAAGTTTGCGCCTTTTTAGGCAGTGTGTATGTGTCCCATTCATGTACTTCGCGATGAAGTATTCGTTCAGTGCCAACATTCAACCCAATTTGGGTTGTCGGTTTAACTTCCCGTTTAAATGCAAGAGCTACGGGGCAATCATAACAACTCCCCCTAAATCCTTCTTCAATATCTTTAAGAGTAACTTTAATTTTCATTTTAAATCTCCTCCATAATAATCAAATGTTTTCTCAATAGCATCTAAAATGATAATGAGTTCAGCCAATTCGTGTTTTTGATAATACTCAAGTTTCTTTTTCTTTTTGATATTTGCAATGTCTTCGCGAATGTACGCGATGCTTTGTTTTAAAGAGCATCGTGTAATGCCGTCAGCTGTATCTGCATCAATTTCTACTTTCATTTTGTTGTTTTTTATGTTATATTCGTTTTTTAGTTTAAACTGTTTAAGCTGGTTCTTCATCTTTAGGAATCTCCGAAAAAGGAACATAGCCTTGGGTTGTCACATTAGTCTTGGCAAATTCTTTATTTAAAGTCTTTACCCAACCATTGCGAGTACCTCCTTGTGCGTGCAGTTCGCCGAATTGACCAGTTGCTTCACAAGTTCTACCAGAAGCAGTCTCCGCAAAGTGAACGATACCATTAATGTAGTCCGAATAACGATCAATAATCCTTTGAAGATCAGGATACTTTCCAGTTTGAATAAGAGACATGACTTCTTCACTATACTCTTCACGATAGTAAAAACGAAGTGTGCCGTATTTCTCTTTGACTTGAGTGGCGATTATTTGTGGAGGCTCCACACTAAAGTAATAATTGTTTTCAAGTTCCCATTTGTACGGTTTGATGCCAAGACGTTTGCCATCTTCCTCATCTACTTGGACGCTTGTAGAGTAAGTATAGGTGAGAGCTTCGCACAGTACGTCAATAAGATCGTACCATCCATCGCCCACTTCAAGACCCCAACACATACAAGTTTCGGTCATAGGTTTGGTGCGATCACCAAAGATTTTAGGATACTTACTAAATAGTTTTTCTTGTAGTTCTGTTTTCATATCAGCGATCTCCTTTTAAACAGTTGTCTGGAATTTTTTCTTTTCTGCTGTTGATTTTTCAATTAGAGCAACAACTTCTTCGACCGATTCTTGAACTTCCCACGTACCGTGTGGTGGGCAATTAATATAAGTTACTTCGTCAACCGTGTAGTCCATTCTAGTAACAGGGGTGCGAAAGATGCTTACGATAAAATCGGTGTTGAGAACAATTGGATTTCCTTTTAATGTAGGAGAACTGTTGGTGAGTGTGATGAACATAAGTTTTTTTACAGAAAGTCAATAATTATTCCTCGACCTGATGAAGAGCATTTCCTGCTTCAGTACGAATAGCATGTGCGAGTTCGTCTACGGTTTTATAATTGTCGCTTCCGTGCTTCAGTATATTGCGACACATAGAATCAATTTCATACAATGAATGCCATGCTTGATTGCAATGAACAGCCCGCATATGCTCATAGTTATCATCCGGTAAGTTAAATTCTAGTATTGCTTTCATAAGTTAATTTATAATTATTCAAAAGCGAATTTGTGAAATGATTCTGGTAAGATAACGTTAGAAGGAATTTCTTTACCGCGAAACAATTTACCAATATCTTGACTATCGTAACCAGCAAGACCGCAACCAATCTTAGTCACCAAGAACTCAAGTTGAGGAAAGCAGTTAGCAGTCCCTAAGAATAAGTCAATTTGATATTCAATATCAGAAAGATGAAGAGTAATGATTTGATGATCTTTGGTTGGCAAAGCGTAAGATTGACCATAAAGACCAACACCTTTTCCCCAAACTGCGCCAAATTTCTTGTGAGCAAGAGCGGCAGCTCCTGCACCATGAATTCCAGCAAAGTTGCTGCCAAACACGAAGATTTGATGAGGCTCAAGAGAAGTAATATTTTCGGGTGTGAATTTCATTTACAAGAGAGATCAAAGTGATTTTGGCGGGTATGTCAAGCGTTTTTGGGATTTTTTTTGAAAAAAGTGTAAAATAAATTACAATGGAGATTTCTGCTGTCAATTCCATTTCTTTTGGGCCATCTGTTAAAGATGTCGCTTCGCTCTACGCGAAAAACTCGCCTGTCGCTCTAGTTTCTCCTCAGAGAATCGAACCTAACGGAATAGATCAGGAAGAGCTTTATGATTTAAAAAAGCTTTTAATTCAAGCTATCGACACAATGAATTTCTCTTTAGCTGTCCAAGTGCTCGATAAGATCATCCAGATGCACAAAAAAGCTGGCGCAATCTCTTGATTACTTACTAGTTGCGTGATAAACACCGTCCCAATCTTTGGGTAAGTTGGCGGTTTTGAGTTCAGAGATTCTGCTTTCTAGCATCTCGTAATACTCAATCATCTTTAGATTTTCTGCTTTGAGTCTAGTCAAGTAGATCATTGCTTCGTCCCAGTTCATCGCGTAGTAGAAATCCATCATCTTCTTGTGATGAGAAACAATCTTATTTGCCTTCTCATCGTTCGTGATTACGGTATAAATCTTAATCCCTTCTTTCTTACCTTTGACCGCGATGTTGTCTAACTCTAGGAAATTGAATGAATTCTCGATGCCTTTCACCGTTTGCTCGCCAATGACTATGCCAACGTGATAAGGTTTGCTCTGACCTTCTAAGCGAGACGAGAGATTAACTGCATCTCCAAGGCAAGTATAGTCGAAACGATTTTCTGAACCCATGTTTCCAACAACAACGGAGCCAGAGTTGACGCCAACGCCAATGGAAAGTTGCGGCAATTTTTCTAGTGCGAGTTGTTTATTTAACTCATCGAGTTTCACGAACATCTCAACAGCGCACTCAATAGCTAATTCTTTGTGGCGCGCTACATCAACAGGCGCGTTCCAAAAAGCCATAACCGCATCACCAATTAGTTTGTCAACAGTTCCATCTTTGCTCATAACCAGCTTGAGCATAGGAGTCATGTAACGGTTAATCAAAGAAGTTAATCCTTGAGGATCAGTCTTGAAATGCTCGCTAAGTGCAGTGAAGCCGCGAACGTCAGAGAAAAGGATTGTCAAGTCTTTTGTTTCACCGCCAAGTTTTAATAGTTCTGGATTAGTTTGGAGCTTTTTAACCATCGCAGGAGCAAGATAGTGTTCAAACTGCTTTCTGATTTGTTGCTTCTGTTTAAACTCATTGATGAAACGCATGAACGCAGACACAGAGAAGCAGATGAAAAGGGTAAAGACTATCCAACTATAATCAAAAAGTAGTCCATTGCCAAAGGCTTTGACGCCATAAATGACTGGTGCAACCATCAAACCGATGGATAATCCAGCGCAAACTAAGTAATTCAGCCAAATGAACGTGACTATAACTAACAATGCAGCAAGAGTGCCATACAGAACCTCGTACAAATTGAATTCAGACGGTCTTTCGAGTCTTGAGTCATCTAGCAGCATTTGAGCGGCAAAAAGCGGTATTTCGTAACCATTCTTGATATTAACTGATGTTGCGACAGTGTTGGAAAGACCTTCTGCTGTTGGCGCAATCATCACGATCTTGCCTTTAACTGCTGACCAATCTTCTTTGGTAAATGAAAAAGACTCAAAGGTGTATTTGAAATTCAACCAAACTCGCCCATTCTCGTCAGTTTTAATTGTTTTAAATTTAGGAATACGAACGGCAGATACGCCAGCTTGATTAACTTTTGCTTGGTAACTTGGGTCATTTGAAGCTACGCGCAAAATTTCTAATGGCAGTGTTGGGTAAAACTCTTTGTTCACTTGAACGATCAGCGGTAATCTTCTTACTACGCCATCAACTTCGGGCGCAGTTAAGAGCATACCAACGCCAGCAGCAGCTTCGCCAAGTTCTTTTGTCGGCCCAATCGCCGCAGAGTAATCAAATAGCCAATCATTGATGCCACTGCCAACAACTGCTACGCCTCTTGGCACAGGTGAGCCTTTTCCTTTATTTGCCGCAGATTGACTAATGATTACAGGATACTTGCCGAAAGTTTCTTTTAGTGCGGCGTCTCCATTGAATCGGTCACTCTCAGCAAAAATAATCGGCAACACGACAATCTCTGCTCCGTTATCAAATGCCTTTGTTATTGCGTCGGCTAAGATTTGTCTTGGGAAAGGCCATTGACCATGCTTCTCAAGAGTCTTCTCATCTATCTCTACTACAACAACACTTTCACTTTGGACTTTCTCTTGAGTGATCTGATAGTAATCTAAGGCTTTTAATCTCGCCGTCTCAATGAAGAACGGGTCTTGAACTCTTAAAGTTACTAGACAAATTAAAACCAACAGTGATGCGATTGCTGTATAGATTCTATATTTCTTCATCTCTGAGTAATGTAAACTTTACTTTTTTCACCGTAGTTTAAAACGTAAGCTTGACCATTAACAGTAACGGTAGAGTTAGCGTCGTATTTGGTGGTAAATTTGATTACACCTTTATCAGTAGATAGAGATAATGAAGCGTATTTTCCATCAGTAGTGAATCCGTTGTTAACGGTAGTTGTTCCTGATGTTATATTATTTGTCTGAATTGGATTCGTGATCGAAGGAACTTCAATTTTAGGAACTTCTTTAACAACCACTGGTGTTTGAACTTCTACTTTTGGAGCTTCAACTGTTGGAGCTTCTATTTTAGCGTCCAATTTTATTTGGGCAACTTCTGTTTCTTGTTTAGGTGGAGGCGGCGCGTCTGCTGTTGCGCTGGCGGCTTCTGTTACTGTTTCAGAAACAGTTTGTTGCGCCACTTGAGTTTTAGTATCGACGGTTTTCTTATTTGATTTGTCGTCTTTCTTGTCTTCGACTTTATCTTTTTCAGACGAAACTTTTTTTGTTTCTTTACTATTCTTAGTAATAGATTTGTTACTCTCTACCAGAAGATTATTATTGATCTTAGACTCGTCATTCAAGTCTAGAATAACTGGAGCTGTTGGATTAGAGAAAGCAGAGGAGATAAATGTTGCTTGGTAAGCCTGATTCAACACAACTGTACCGCTAGAGTTGGCAACTTCAATCGAGCCTACAACTGGTGAAGCGCCAGTTAGCGACGGAAGAGACGGCAAAAGAACAATTAAACTTTTACCGTCTTCTCCTACGCTCATCGAGAAATCTGTTCCTCTAACTGAAACAACAGCAGTTGGAGTTTTGATTTTTATATTTTCTCTACTATTCTTCGCTATGAGTCCAGAAGTATATCTGACTGTTCCCGATGCAGCTTTGATTGACAAAGAACCTTTGCCGCTCGATGGGTCATAAACGAACTCGTCGATTTTTAATTTAGAGAACTCTGTAATCTGGACTCTTGTGTCGTCTTCAAAAGTAATGCCAACGCGAGATTGAAGTGTTTCGATTGTGTCGTACATCTCAACCCCAACGTTAGCTTTACCATCAATCTTGCTCTTATCTCTGGTAATTTGAGTTGGGCCAGTAGCCTCTACTATTTTACCAGATGAACCAAAAAGAGATAAAGCCGTTAATAAAAATATAACGGCAAATCTCATTAAGGAATCGGAGGTAAACTAGCAGCAGTTGTGCTTTGCTGAATAGTAACTGTATTGAAGCTGCCAGTCAAATTGTAGGTCAAAGTTTGCTTTTCTGAACCTGCTTGCTGGAAGTTCATTGTGTTTGAGCTTCCTAAAACAGTTACAACTTGACTGTGACCACTGCCAGCAGCGTTTCCGCCCGGATTACCTGCCTGAGTTGTGGTTAATAAATTGCTGGAACCAGTGATGAGATAATCTAATTTGTTATATTTACCATCATCAATTCCAACTTTCATTACGTTACTGTTACCAGTAACAGCGAATTTAACATCGCCATCAACAGTAGTAGCTTTATCTGTGCTGTTGGCGATAGCGTCTTTATTAAGCAAGAATGTATTTGAGTTGCCAGTGAAGGTAAGATCAATATCGTTATTTGCTCCATTTGTGAACATCTTTAGGTTATTGCTATTACCAGTAGTAATAGATTTAAGGGTCAAGTTGTTACCGATCATGGAAAAGTTAGCATCGTTGTTGTCTCCAACTTGTCTCATCTCAAAAGAGAGGTTGTCGGATGTTATTTCGCTGGGTGTGCCAGACGAACCAATTTTATTAACGCTACCAGTTTGAACAATAGTTGTTGTACCAGTAGTGGTGATTTGGTTGATGTAGATTTGATTCTGCCCAAAGCAAAGGGCGGATAAAAATACATATAAGGCTAAGAGTTTGATTTTCATTGTTTTTGTGGGGTTTTATATTTCCAGAGTCCCGATTTATCTCCTTGATCTACTATTTCTATCACTGCTTGTTCGATAGCACTTCTAACAGCTATTGTATTTGGTTCATTGGCAGTTAATCCAAGTTCAGATTCCACAGGAGTTACGCCGTGTTCATAGAACTTGAATAGGTTGCCTGAAACCGCGACACTAGAAATTGTTTTAGTTACAGCTACACTAAGTAATATCTCGCCTGTTTGTACGCTAACGAAACGAAGCGAAACTGTAACAACGTCTTTACGGTACTGCGAGCTTGCAGATATACCAAGAACGCTTGCGCCAGCACCACCAGTAATTATGTTGGTGTCATATCCGATGATGCCGCCTTCCGCAATAATGCCAGCAAAAAGCATAGGAGTTAGCTTTTCGGCGTCTCTACCTTGAAATGTTTCTCTTGTTTGGTTGATTAGCTGCCGTTCTCTAATGATATTATCCAAACTGGTGCGCTCTAGCACCTGAAACCATTTGCCACTGCCAGCCACGCGCAAAGCGTCTATAAGCCAGCTTTCCGCTCCTTGCGTAACGGCAGATGAGAAAGAGGCGTAAGAATCTACCGTCTTGCGCTGTCCAGTCTTATCGACGAAGGAATAAACAGCAATGCTGATTCTTGGGCTTTCAGGCGGCGGCAAGTTCTTTAGCTGCTGCTCCAAGGGTGGAGCTTGCAGCTTCGGCTTTTCTAATATGGCGGGTTTTTGCGGGAAAGATGAGCAACCAGCCAAGAAAAGAATTAAAAATGGCATTACCCATTTCATTCTTAACCACCTCCTGGTTTGAGGACTCCAACAGGAAGCTGAATCTGTGTCGAACTGCCTGTTGCTGGGTCATTGATATAAAGCGTTACTAAGTCGCCGTTCTTTTGCCAAGTAACGGTTGCGCCACCTTGTAAGTTGATAATCCCAAACGTTTCGCCGTTTGAATTAAAAATCTGATCTGTAACTTGAGAAGCAAGCTGAGAATAAATTCTTGCTTGTAAGTTATTTATGAAAGTATTGAGCGGAGTGTTTGTCTCTTGAATCTTCTTCTGTTCAAGATCAGCCTTTAAGTTATCTTTAACGGCTTGCTTGCGGGTACGAGCTAAATTCTCTACTGTAAGAGCGTGTCCAGAATAGTTAACTCCATTGAAAAACGGAGACTTGAAGGCATGAACCATCTCGCTTCCACGCAAGCTGGAAATAAAAATAAATAAAATTAGAAAAAATGCCTTCTTCACTTATCATACCATTACACTTTTTTATCAGATTCTTTGAATTGATAGAAGTAATCGTCGTTATCTAAAGCGACCCACTTGCCTTTACCTTCGCAAGTGAACTCTTTATCAAAGACTTTCCAATCTGGTTTCTCTAATTTTTTAGCGATAAAAGCGCCACCATCTCTCCAAACAACTCTATTATTTGGCTGAAAGAATAATTGATTACATTCTTTACCTGTTGAGTCTTGAAGACCCCAAATAAGATGGCCGCATTTGTGTCCTCCAGCCATTTCAGAATAACCTAGAGCGCAATCAGGATTGTCATGCCAGTCTATTGTGAATAAGTATTTGCCCTTAACCCATTCGTGATTCTTGAGCTGAACTTCAACAGCGGCGTTCTTATGATACTCATATCTTGTTACAGACAAGACATTTGAGTAACAATCCCAAAGTTGCAGCCAATCTAAAGGATAGTTAGAGTGTTTAGGTTCTAGTGTCAGATATTGAATAGGAACTCTATCATGTCTAGAGCCATACTCCGTCATTACTTGAAATGTAAGGCAGCGGCGAGTTAATGAGGTAACTCCGAAAACTTCACACGAAATATACTCTTTTTCAGCTTTAGTATGATTATAAAGAAAATCACTGCTTAAATAAGCATGAAAAACAGGAATGTTGGCGTTTAAGTATGGCATTACTTCTTTTTACGCTTTTTTGCTGGGGCTTTGGACTCTTTATTTTTATTTTTGATAAACTCGTTCATATCTTCTACCTTCATAATATCTAACTTGGTAGTGATATGCTCATAGAAATCAGGGAAACATTCTTTAAACAGCTTGAGATTAATAACTGTTGATTCCATAGATGGTCTGGAGAAGGAGGAGTAAAGAGCTTTAACCGCTAGTTCGTCGCCCTGCATAACTGCTTCGCGCAATTCTGGGCACAGGAAAAGACCAAGGAAGCAATCCTTAAAGCTGCTGATTAACATTCCAAGAGATAGTTCAAATTGTTTTTGATTTATAAAAAATGTTTCTACTGGAATATTCCAGCTAACCATTGCGTCATCACCGTAATCAATACTGATCTTAAGAGTTTTTTCTTTTATCTTGGACCAAATAACCTCACCAAGATAAGGCTGGCAAACAGCGAAAAATACAGATAGTCTTTCTCTAATGTCCGCATCAATCTCTGAATCAAATTGAGTGTTGACTGCGATTTTAGTTAAATCAACAATAGCTTCTTTAAAGTTTTTACGAGTAATTTTCTTTTTTAAAACAGATTCAAAATCTTTTTTTACTTTAGAAAATTCTGTAAACAAAATTGTTTCTTGTTCTTCGTAAGTCATCATTGTATTTCCTCCAAAGCAGATAGTGTTTCAGCGTCGATCTTTGCGCTCCAATTTTTTGTAAAGTCCCAATACTCTACTCCTTGATCGAATAAGTCTTTAGACTTAGAGAAAACATTAAGAATGTCTCCTGAAAATACAGGAAGAACAGTTTGAATATTTTCGCCGTAATTAAAACAATGAAGAGTGTGGGTTTTTTTAACGAGGTATTTACTCATTAGCTTTTCCATCCGGTTTCAGGCTGTTGAAAAGAGTGAAGGGTAATCATACAGTCGCAAACATAATCGGTTGTTGCGAGCCAGCCGAGAATTCTTAATTTCTCAAGGCCGAATCCAATATTCTTAACTTCCATTTCAAATCTTCTTGGGGTTTCGATTGGAAGACCTTCTTCGGACAAGGTGATAAGAAGCATTAGTTTTGTATCATCGAGATCATTTGTGGAAATAATCGAGGCTTTATAAAGCGTAAGTTCTTGAAGGTTAAGATGCTTGCGCGACTTTTCTGTGAGGGCGAATGTAACTTCGTATTTCATGTTAAGAAATCTTTAATGTTTTGAATGGCTGTGGTTTTTTCAAGGAAAGCTTGTTGGACAAACTGCCGTTGATGTTTAAGTTCTTCCTCGTAGTTCAATGATGAAACATAATTTGTCAAGCCTTTTGACAATCTTTTTTCATCAATAATGATATTAGGAGATAAGTTATAGCCGCAGTTTTTAATAGTATTTTCGCATCCAGCGTCGAACAACATAACAACATCATTCATTAAAGACTCATAGAAACGATTCGCCAAGAAAGCGTAGTTTGAATGAGTGTGCAAATCTTCAATGTAGATCGAGTATTTATATTTGCGTAAATCCTCTTCGTTCTTCTTCCAAGATAACTTTTCAACGTAAGTGCATTTGCAGTTGATCGCTTGGAATTTCTTGACGTTTTTTGGCGAGCAAGAAAGAGAAACGCCTTCTGTTAAGAACTTCTCGAAAGAAACTTGGCGGTGCTTGCGATAAGTGCCGTAATAAATGATGCCGTCCTTGTCGGCAGGATTCGTAGGATTGCGCGTATCCATAATCAAGGAGTTGAGATTGACAGTGAGCCACTCAATGATAAAGTCATTCAGCTTTTTGCCCGCGATGTTCTTGTTGAGAATCCAGTGGCGATAACCGCTACGAGGATTATTGCAGATCATGTCATACTTTAATCCATGATTGATTACGCCGTAACGAAGAAGCTGATTGTCTTCAATGTCATGGTCGTTAACTAGCCAAACATACCTCGCGTTTGGATTCTTTGTTAGAATCTCGCGGTAAGGAACATGAGGCATATACGGCGACGCATACGCGCAAATGATTACGTCATACTGGTTGGCTAAGATTTGTGGCAGTTTGTATTCGCCATCCAATAAGTCTGCGCCGAGTGCCTCGGCCAGAATCAAGCTGTTACGGCAATGAACGATTGATGTATCGTCAAACTCATTTGACAGCGGCTTTCTCTTGCTTGTGCTTTCGATGATTAAGATTTTCATTAAATTTTGTGAATTCGCCTTGTTCATTTGAGTAGTAAATTTCTTTGAAAATTACATCGCCCAAAAGCTTTTGGCAGTGTTTGCAAGGTTTACCCATAGCTATTTTTTCGTTTCTGTCAATACGAAATGTAACTAAAGTATTTTTTGAGTGATCAACCTTGCCAGATTTAATGACGGCGCACGCTTCGGCATGGATGCCGCTTCCTTCAAAGTAACCGTACTTTCTGTTTATCGGATGAGACTTATTTGAGTTTCTTCCGATGGAAACGACACGATTCTTGTGCAGTATAAAAGCAAAATGACGACACCGGATTCCAGTGTCGTCATAGATAATTAGGTTTTTTGCTAGGTTTACGAGACGATCAAACTTCATTAGAAGTTATATCTAATGCGGACTTCGCCGCCTGTGTCAAGGAATTTTGACGGCAATTTAGAATTTAAACGCTTGCCGTTGCTTCCTTCAAACTTGAGCTTAACATCAACCTTTTTGACGGTGATCTTCGTACCAACTTCAAAGGTGTCCATGTTTTCGCCCTTGTTAAAGGAGTTGACGTATTGGCGACCTTTGCCAACTTCGGCATAAACCCAAGGATAAGCTACGCCAACGCGAGCTTCATGGGAATATGTTTGGGTATTCCAGTTAGTAGCGGAGGTGTTATTCTTGGACTCAAGATAAAATGGGATACCAGCCTGAGCATTGGTAGCCAAAAGAGCTAGAGTTAACGAAACGATGAATAATTTAATTTTGTTCATAATCATTATGATTATTACATTAACTTTAACTTTTTCTATAAATAAGTTTTAAATAAGCATCATTGTCATTTGCTATTTCATTGAAACCGTAAGTATTTAAAAATTTAACGTAGATACTGTATCTTTTACGGCTTTTCATTACATTTGCGGCGATCTCTTTGTATTTGAGTTCTTCAAGTTTGTCTTTAAACGCTTGCTGCATCTCTGTAGTTTGGATAACTCGACTGTCAACGAAAACGTGAGCAATCTCAGCCGATGCTGTTGTAATTGGAGAGATAACGAAAGCGGCAAAAATTCTATCTTTCATGTCTCTGAAAACAAATGAAGTGATGGCGTTTTTTTGAAGTATCGCGCCGATTTCCCTAAAAAACAAAGAAGGAGCTACTGTTGAAGTAACTCCGAATTTGGATTGCGCTGATATGGCGAGTTTTAGAACTTCTGGAATGTCGTTTAAATACATTCTAGTTATTTTGAAAGAGTCTATTTTTATATGGTTTTTCTGACTCATGGGTGTAATATAATCTAAAGGTAAAAGGAAATGTCAAGGGAATCTAACCATTTAGTCAATACTGCTCTATTCTCGCTGGAACCATCCGCGCTGCTAGAGTTTTTTGTCATTTACTATGATTACGTTAACTTTCCTGATGAGAAACTTTACATTCATGGCGGCACTAATGGAATAGAAGGTTCGGTTTATTGGCAAGGTGAAGAGTATGCGCCATTTCCAATTCAAAGTTCTGGGTTTGAGAGTAAAGGCGACGGAACACTTCCTAGACCAAAATTAGCAGTTTCTAATCAAGACTTCTTCGTATCTAACTTAATCAGAAGATATAACAACTTAGTTGGCGCAAAAGTGGTAAGAAAGCGCACATTTGTTAAATTTCTTGACGATAAAAACTTTTCGCCAACAGCGGCTAAACCACTTGGAGCTAATCCTTATGGAAGCGCCGATCCAAAAGCGGGCTTAGAAGATCAAGTTTTCTTTATTCTAAGACGCTCTAGTGAAAATAAAGCTGTTGTAGAATTTGAGTTAGCTTCGCCGCTTGAACTTGATGGAGTAAATTTCCCAAAAAGAATTGTAATGTCTCGTTATTGTTCTTTTCATTATAGAGGTAACGGATGCCGTTATATGGGCGCGCCTGTTGCGGACGAGAACGATTTAAGACTTTCTGTTGCAACTGATTTTAGAGCAGGTCTTTTAAAAAGAGTTTACACAACTACTGGTAGTCCAGATTCTCCAGCAAATTCTTCTGAGTTTACTACCAAAATTGCTCAAGCGACATTCTCTTCTGAATCTGCCGTTAGTTCTGTTACAGTGACAAACGATACTTATGTATTTACTGAATTTCTCGGTTACTTCAAAGTAGATAAAGGGCAAGCTGGAAGCTACTCTCTTGGAGTTGATCCTGATGATGCTGCTGAATTATTTATTGATGGCGACGTAATTGCTGGAGATTATGGTAGTGGTCCACAAAATACAACCGCTCCACAAGAAGAAGGAACTATTTTCTTAAAAGAAGGTTATCATAGAGTTTTAATTAGATGGTATAATCAAGGAGATGGTGGAGCTTTAACTATTTACTATAAACCGCCAGCGGTTACATCATGGGCAGCTGTTCCTGTTTCTAGGTACTACTACGATGCGGATGAGGCTTCAACATTAACAAGCGCTCAAAGATTTGGAACAGACTCCGCAATCTCTAGATATGTAGGCATTAATGAATCAACTTTTGGTTTATTAGTCAACAGGGACAAATGGATTTCTAACTATAATTACAAAGTTGGCGATTATGTTTATAGAGAAAATCACAATATCAAAGTAACTAAATCTGATATTAACGCAATTCCAAATTGGGAGCCGATTCATAAAGTATTTGTTTGCGCTAAAAACCATACATCTAGCAGTACAAAAGATCCATACTTCAATAAAGAATATTGGATTCCCGACCAATGCTCCAAGAGTATTAAAGGCTGCAAATTGAGATTTGGAAATCAAGATGGACTTCCTTTTGGCGGATTCCCCGGTACAGAAGAATACGGAATGTCTCAACAATAACCATGAAATCTATTATTGATCACGCAGCTACATCTAGTGTTGAGGTTTGTGGATTCGTCTATATTGAAAACGGCGAAATCAAAACTGAACCAGCAAAAAATATCGCTGTTTACGAAAACGACGTATTTGAGATTCATCCTTTAGAAGTTATCAAGCAAATCAAAAGCGGAAAGCTTGCTGCTATTTATCATACTCATCCAAAGACAGAAGAAGATGAATCTAAATTTGATAGATTCAACTGCGAAAATTCATGTATTCCTTACTTGATTTACAGCAAACAAACAGAAAAATTTAATCTTATCGTTCCCAAGGTTCCTCATGTAAATAAAGAGTATATAGAAATGCTCAAAAAATACTATGACTAACGTATATTTACATGGAGAGTTGCGTAACTTATTTGGAGAATGTTTTAATTTAAACATTAGTTCTCCAAAAGAAGTATTTTCAGCTATCAACGCTAATAAAAAAAACTTTGCTAATACTGTTAAAAAATTAGCTATCAAAGGAGTTTTATACAGAATAGTTATAGATGATGAAGTATTAAGTAATCCTAAAGAGCTTTATATTGAAAAGGCTCCAAAAGAAATGCACATCGTTCCTGTTGTTTGGGGCGCTGGAAGCAATTCAGGAGGCATATTGATGTTGGCTGCTGGCGTAGCTTTAATCGCAATGACTGGAGGACTTGGTTTTGCTGGTTTGGGTATTTTTTCAGCAGGAACCACAGCGGGTGTTGCTGGAGCGGTAGCAACTACAGCGGCTGGTTCTTTAGCTGGGTTGAGCGGCGCTGTGGCGGCAATAGGAGCTGGATTGGCTATTCAAGGAGTTATGACTTTGTTGTTTCCGCAGCCTAAACCAGACTTTAATCAGGAAGTAGCTGCTGGCGGCAAATCTTATCTTTTTGGCAACAAACCTAGCAACGTATCTCAAGGACAAGCTGTTCCTGTTGGATATGGAAGATTGTTAGTGGGATCATCGCAAATTAGTGCGGCAACCAACCATTATCCATTAGCCACAGACATTAAACAGTTGATGACTCCTGCTGATAAGGCGATCAATGATTATACTGAATTGGTTTCAGAAGATGAAGCTCCATCTCCTTATAATTTAAATGCCGATGGATTCTCTACCAACCAATCAGCAAACGACTCTGAAAGCGAAACATTCTCAAGCATTAATATATTAAACTCCTATATTAATGTTATTACAAGTTCAGCTGCAAAAGTTGCTACTGATCCAGTTGAAGTTATTGTTAAAACAAATGGAGAAGTTGTATCTAATCCTGATATATCTACTTACAATCCTGATATTGTTTATGATTGGAAAGAATTGTCCGCGACAAAGAAAGGCGCAATCGCAATAGAAACAGCGTTTGCGTTTCAAAATGGTTTGGCGTATAGATCGTATGATCCAATTCCATTTCAGTTAAAGACAAAGGCAACAAACGCAATCAATACTTCCGCAAATTACTTTGTTACATACCCACTTAACACTTTGATAAAATGGGGTCCAACAGAATTTGCTAATTTAAACTTCCCAACATTTGATTCATCGTACAAATTCGTAAAGAAAGAAGTTACGAAATACCTTCACACAAATTATATTTCTGGAGCGACTATATCAAGTTTGACTGTTACGGTAACAACGAAAACAAATCACGGATATGCGGCTGGAAACATTGTGGAGGTAACAGGAATAACTGGAAGCCCAAATGTAAATGGATCGAAAACAATAACATCTACTCCAGCATCAAACACTTTTACTTATGTTTTAGCTAGTGGAACTGGAGACGGCTCATATGCAGCAGCTAATAACGCTACAGCTGTAGTGACGCGTTATTTTGTAGCTACTGAATCAGGATATTCTCCAAAACCAATTACTGCTGCGACAAGAAATTTAGATACAGTAACGGTAACAAGCTCTTCTCATGGGTTAAGTGTTGGCAACGTTGTAGTCGTTGATGGTTTAACGGGAACTGTTTATGCAAACGGAACAAGAACAATTACAGAAGTAGCTACAAATACATTTAAGTTTGTAATCTCAGGAGCAACATCAACGGAAACATACACTACTGCTTCAACAGCAAATGCGATAAGAGAATCGCAGCCATTTCCTATAGTAAATAACGCAGTCAATACTTCTTTTTGGGCAGAGATAACTGCTCCAGCTTTCCAGTCAACATATAAAGCATTAAAAGCTAATGCTGGAGTTATTCCAGAATTGGGCGCTTTAGGTGGCGATTGGGCTTCTGCTTGGTCTGTTGTTGCTGGGCCATCAACATCTCCAGAAAATAAAACAGATTTTGATTCGCTAATTGATAATTTCCCAGCATATACTGTTCAGGGAGTTTATGATCAAGAGCTGAACATGACTAACCTAAGAACAATAACAAGATCAACTCTTGATAGAAACTCTTTAGATAATTATGCGATGGAGTTTTATGGATACTTGTATGTGGAAATGGACAAAACTAAAGTCATTAACTCTTATGACGCGCAAGAAGGAGTTACTTACG